AGGCCAATCCGCGTGCCTTCATGTCCTTTTTCGACTCCAAAAAGATAGTCCCTTTGGAGTCGGGCTTCATCATAGGCGAAATTAAATCAGTTTTAAGAAACCTGTCAAGCGGGATTGAAGCAGTTTTTAGCCAATCCTTCATTTTGCCCCACATTTCGGCCCTTTTATTGCCATACATGACCGGATTTGCCGATTTATTGCCAAAGTTGACACCTTTGATTTTGTACCTTTGCTCTTTCAAACGATCCACAATGCCTGCACCCAAGCCGCCTTCGTCGATCACGACCAGCGCGGGCTTGTATTCCTCAATCGCCTCAATCACATGCCCCACGACAGTCATAGTGTCGTCGCCTCTGTGTCGCTGTATGCTGATAATGTCGCGCCCTTGCCTGACAGCGATGACTGTTGCATCCGCGCCAAAGCGGGCAGGGTCTACGCCGATCACAATGGGTGCGCTGGCGTCTTGATATTTAGGTCGCTTCATCGCCTCGTCGACCAGACTGGCCGAGATAAACTGATCGTCGCCCTCGGACGGGAACTGACCGTACACCTCGACGTGCGCCTGTGATGAGTCAGCGCCATATTCGTCAATGATCTGCTGGTAGACCTGCTTGTCCGTCCCTTCGACCGTGCGGGCGTCCACCACCTTGGTCGTCCAGAACTCCCGCTTGCTGTTAAACGCTTCGTAGAAGTACCCAGTGTTGCGCCGTGGGTTAGAAAACGCCATCCAGAAACGGTTAGGCGTGTTTTCTGTAAAGAAACCTGACGTGACTGCCCAGATGCTGTCGTCAATACCAGACGCCTCGTCGAACACCACCAGCACACCGTCGAAGTTGTGAACACCAGCGTAAGCGTCAGGATTCTCCGCTGACCAGAGCCGCCCCTCCACGCCCCAGTAGCGTGTGCCCTTTTTAAGATCACGCTCGACCAGTTCCGTAAGCCACTTGGCAGGCATCAGTCTGGTTGCCGACACTTCAAACCAGTGGCTGTTAAGCGCCATCGCCAGCCACTTGGTAATCTCGGCCCATGTGACAGATCTTAGCTGCGATTCTGAGTTAGCCGAGATGATGGTCGTAGAGCCAATGCGTGTTGAGAGCATCCAGATCGTGATCCATGACACTAAGGCCGACTTACCAATACCACGGCCAGATGAGACAGCGTGGCGCAGGGTATTAAAGTCTAGCTTGCCCTGATTTTCTTTTATGTGGTCAGCAATATGTGTAAGGACTTCACGCTGCCATTTGCGTGGGCCTTTGAAATGCTCCAGCGGCGTGCCAGGCTGCCCCCAAGGAAACGCAAACATCACAAACGCCAAGGGGTTGTCCTTGATCGCTGGCGCCCACAGTCGCGCCATGAGTTCCTGTTCGTCTTCAGCGCTGTATATGGTCGATTGCATGGACTTGGGCTTCTATGATGTTGGCGTCTTCGACTGTGAGCGCTCGCTTGGTTGCCTCAGCTAGCGCGCCAGTGATTGATATGCGCTGATCGACTTCGACAGATATGGCCTGTTTGGCCACCCAGCCGTGTTGATGTTTAAGGATTTCTAACGCCGCCTTGGCGTCGCCGTTGAGGGCGGCTTGGTGCATGACTTTGGACAACTCAATCTCGCCATCCGCTTTGCCCTTCTGTGCGGCGAGTTCCACCACGGGGTCAAGTTGCGTGAGTTGTCTGTATTCAATAGGCAGCATGCCTGCGGCGAGCGCTAGTGCGTCGCCCTTGAGGCCCAGCTTGGCCGCGTCATATACCGCCTTCAAGCGCGACTCTGTTGCTTCGACCTTGCGCGGTGTAAATGGAATCGAATGGAACATGTGTTCTCCTGCGCGTTTGCGAGTGGTTGTGAGTTTACAACAAAAAAATAAAAATTCTGTAAGAAAAAAAATTGTTCGTGAACGCTACGTTTTTGCTGGCCCTTTGCGCTCGGCCCTACCCCCTCCCCCTTGGCCGCATGCAGCAAGCCACGCGCCCGTGTGGGTCATGTGGACAATGTGGACCATCAATTCCAAGTCGCACGGCCACGCAAGCCACAAGCCTGCGCGCTACCTGGTGTGGACAATGTGGACAATCATTTTGCAATAGTCCACATGATCCACATTTTTCTTTCGCGCCAGTTCTTTCTTTTTGCGTGGGAATTCCCTGCGCGTGGATTTGTGGACAATGTGGACCATTTGGACCACCGTTTTAAATCGGCGCCGGATGAGACGTCAACCTAGCGTTACACACACCCATACATATATCTCTACTTCAAACTTTTTTCTTTTTTTTATTATCCACATTGTCCACAACCCTCCACAAACCGCGCCGTTGTTGGCTTTGCGTGTGGACAATCGTCAACCCTCACTAAGTCCACATTCTTATCCACGCATGGTCCACAAAACCTGGTTTATGCAACTTTTGCATAATTGTGCAGCATGCTTGCAAAGTGCAAAAGAATCTGTTACGCTAGAAGCTCGCTTCGGCGAAAACGGTAAATTACAGTAAACGAAAGGCAAAACATGACAATTCTCAAATTCAATACTGGCCGCGAATACACTAAAAACGGCCAACGCATCGCCGCAACGCAACTAGAAAGCGGCGAAATTGTGCTTCTAGACATTGACCGCCACATTGATGTGATGTTGCCTGCGGGCGTCGAATTCACTCAGGCCGACATCATGTGGGCTTATGACCTAAATATGTATATGTTTCCAAGTGACATTGGAATGTCGTATGGCGACTATTACGCGTTGGTGCAACAGCTCCGCGACGCGGCCGCAACTCTTTGAAAGGATCTGATCATGTACACATTAGAGCAATTAAAAGCCAAAGACTTTGGCGAGTGGGACTTCTACGCATTCGACGACGCTGAGACAGTCGGCGAATTCTGCGCTGACGGCGACGGATTCGTGTCCGTGCAAGTGCAGAAAGACGGATCAATTCGCCTACTTGATCAAGGCGACTACATGCGCGACTTGTCATCTGACATTGATGAGGCAATCAAACAAGCTACCGAACATTTGCGCGAGCAATGGCCAAACATCTATTCCATGTGGTTTGGAGGATCTGAGCAATGACTTACATCCCCTCTCAAATGCAACTCGCCAAAAACGCCGCCGCACTTGATGCATTACAAGCCCGCGCAAACGCGGTGCGCTTGGAGTTGCATCATTTAGGCCAGTTGGAATTTACGCACCGTTACTTGACCGGACCACGCAAGCCTGCACATCTTGTTAATTTTTAAGGAGCAAACCATGAAACACACCATCTATGACATTCTCACCGCCGTGGCCATTGGCCTTCTTTTAACTGTAGGCGCGTTGGCCTACTTTGACATTCTTTGGAGTTAATCATGTATCAGACTATTGGACTTTCAGACTTCCGCGCAGGTTTTAAATATCGCCCAGACAATTTTTCTTATGAGGGACTGGGCGCCCTTTTTGATTATCTTGAGTCAATGGGTGACGACGTCGAATTCGACCCCATCGCCATCTGCTGCGACTTTTCCGAAGACACAGTTGAGGCCATCGCGCGCGACTATGACGTAGAAGGCGACGACTTGCGTATTGCGGTCATTCGCAAACTAGAAGACGAGGGGGTCTTTATCCATGAGACCGAAGACGGAAAAATTCTTTATAGGAACTTCTGACCATGAAAAAGCAAAAATACTTGGCCGCGCTCATTGGCCTTTTGACTGTGGACGAAATCAGGCGAAGCGCGGCCAGTCCGTCTGCCTATATGACCCCCATGCACATCAAACTGCATTACGTTGCCCTGCGCCGCCTGACTGGCGTAAATTTTTAAGGATAGACAACATGACCGACCCTAAACATTATGACCGCACGACTGTGACATTCCACAGAGGCAATGCGTTCACGCCGGAAGGCGTGGATGCTGCGCCCTTTGCTACATTCACCATGAATGACTTGGTGGACCGCGACCTAATCGACGCTATTTGCGCCTTGGTGCGCGAACACACGAACAAGGCGCACGCCGACTTTTGCAACATTAAATTAACAACCGAAGATTGGGATGTATAACATGATTGACTTGACAAAATTGACGCCAGACGAAGCAGAGGCCATCGCACACGCTGAGGGGTTTACGGGTATTGCTGCCATGTTCGCACAGATTGCGGATCTGCAACACGCCGTCTATACCCTTTTAGACGCCATCGAAGACGGCGACGCAGAGAAGTTGGACAAGGTTATATCAGACGCTAGGGAGTTACTGCCATGAACAAGACCATAGCAGAGGCGCTCGCGCCTTTCCGGCCACTTACTTACACCGAGCATTACTACATCGACCTTGGTTATAGACACGAACAAGGCAAGGCTGAAGAATACGAATACAAGGCGGCCATGGCCGAAGGGCCAGAGGCGCGCCGCCTTATGAATCGGGGTGCATTGGAAGCAATGCAGAGGGCGTATTGATGGTTTTACTAATTGCGCTTATACTGGGTGCGCTGTTAGCGGTTCTCCTCGACCTGTAAGCAGTTGCCACACCATTAAAAAGGCCCCTTAATCGGGGCCTTCTTTTTTACTTCACAAGCCTCACAGACATTGGCGATGGCACATCTTCAACAAGGCGGCGCAGTTCAGACTTGGACACATCTACCATATCTGGCGCGCAGAAAATATGCTTTTTAGAGTCAAACTCCCGCGATTTGAGGCGGCCCATGTCAACCCATCCCGCCTCTTTCAGGGCATGCAACAAGGCAGGCTGCGGAACTTTTACGCCAGACGGCGCGGCGCCTGCAAGGCGGTCACACAGCGCGTGGAAGGGAGACGCGACCACACCCTTGGAAAACTCACCCATGCGGGTACGCATCAACTCGACAAGATAACTTTCGGCCATGCTCATGCCATGCTCGACCAAGTTCATCTTAAACTCGGTCAACATTGGGGCCGCACCAGGATTAAATGCGGTCACATCACGCGAAGCAAGCCAACCGCTAATGGCCGCAAAGCCTCCGGCCTTGTACCACTTCCACATCTTCTCAGCGGCCTGCGCGGTCATGCGCGGCGCGTGCGACCACACGCAGAACCACCGGCGGTCTTGCGAGTCCAAACTAATCGGCACGGGGTCATTGGAGAACGCCAACACAAACACGCGATTGGCCATCTGGTAGGGGTGTAGGCCCTTGCGGTTGACTGTCAGCATCTCAGGGGGCGCTGCAATGATGGGCTTGAGTTTGTTGGCCAAGGCGCGGCGCTCTTTGGCGTCTGGTTCTTTCAACTCGTTCAAGATCAGGATCTCAGACTCAAGGGCATATCCAAACTGCGACGACATGGTGTCGTTGTCCAGTAGGCCACGGTTTTTAAGGTGTGGGCCACACACGGCCCAGATGAACGGCGCCCACATGGTATCTTTGCCAGACCCTTGATCGCCACCATGCAGAACGGCGTGGTTGATCTTGGTCTCAGGGTG